GTGTTTTTCAAATGTTATAATAAAATCTGTAAAACATACAATTGAGAAAGAACAACCATCATTTAATACAATAATAGATTATATAAATAATGAATCTATTGCTGAATTAATAAGTACAAAAGCTGTTATATCATCCAAAGAAAGAGAAGTATTATTAGGTGAAAATATGTCTGCAAGAGAAATTAAAAAGGAAATTAAAAGATTAAAAAAATATGACAAACCAAAAGAGGAAATAATAAAGAAAGTTTGTAAAAAATATATTATGAATTGTAACACCGAATTTTATAATAAGAAAAAAATGAGACAAAAAGTAATGGAAACAATATTGAGTGTTGTTGAGAAATATAATTTTAATAAAACAATAGATCTTGCAAATCATTTCGTTGTTACAGATGGTGAAGTTCTTGCTGATATTTGTATAAAATCTCAATATGGAAGCAAAAGAGAATTTTATGTTGTAAATATAGGTGCAAAAGCATTGGCAAGAGTTACAGAAAACTTTTTTAAATCTCTTTGTTCAAATTCCCCTAATGAAATGATTTCTGTGGGTGGTGATAAAAAAATAATACATATGCAAAAATTATTAGATAAAATTTATTTAAATAGTAATGCTGCAAATCATCATCTCATGTATATAAATGGTGATTGTACAAAATGGTCTAATTGTGAAACAATGAGTTCCTTTTTATCAATGATCTATGCATTAGAATGTTATATAGGCCCAAATATGTGTGAAGTTCTTAAAGCTACATTCAATTCTTGGAGTGATAAAAACATACAAATTCCTATTGAAATTTTAAATAAAACAATACCCACTGAAATTACAAAATATTTAAATGACAAAAATGTTAAAACAAGAGGACAAATAAAGAGTACTCAAAATTTTTTACAAGGAATGTTTAATTACTCATCATCATATAAAGCTGTATGTTGTGCAAACTATATTATGAAAATTTGGAAAAAAATATACCCTGATTCAAAATTATTATTAGAACATTTAGAACATTCAGATGATTATGAGTGGATTGTGCTATACACATCTATTGAAGAATTTGAAAAATTTCGAATATTACAAAAAATAATAATGAGATTTCATGGTATAAATGATAGTGAAAGAAAAACAAGTTGCCAACCATATTTTATGGAATTTGTATCTCAAATATCATTCAACGGTGTTATGATTTACCCTCAAATTAAAAAATCAAAAGAAATAAACAATTCATTACCATGTACGGGTTTTGTTCAGGATATGGATGCTGCAATTTCAAGAGTGGGTGAATGTTCAAGAGTTGGCTGTAATCAATCATTCTTATACTTTTTCCAAAGATTACATTGTTATGTTGTTGCAAAATCATATTCAATATTACCTGGTATGATGAATAATTTTGATAGATCTATTAAAAATTTATTGAACATGCCTTCACAATTATTTGGTATTCCTGATGTCCTGCCAATATTTTCATTATATTGTAGAGGAAATGGTAATAATTATAGAATATATAAATACGGAAAAGCTTATAACAAAAAAATGATAGAATTTTTATATCTTAAAACGAAGTATAAAA